TAGAACCAGATGAACCTGAAGAACCTGAAGAACCAGAAGAACCATCTGTTCCATTAGAACCAGATGAACCTGAAGAACCTGAAGAACCAGAAGAACCATCTGTTCCATTAGAACCAGATGAACCTGATGTTGATGCGTTTGTTTTTGTTTCTAATCTACCTGATGTTGTATTATAAACAATAACTTCTGTTGATGTTGATCCTGATGTTAATCCTGTAATATAAATTGAACCTGTGAATTGATGTGTGTCGTCATTGGTATCACCAAATTTTGTTGAACCTGATGAATATAAAACAGATGATGTAACATATGTCATATAAAGTTCGTCAGCCGTAATCGCACCTTTAACTTTAAATGAACCTGTTACTTCTAAATTGTTTGTTGTGTAATAATACCCTGCACCTGATATAAATAAAGAATCACCTGATGTACCTGAAGAACCGTTGGTTCCATTAGACCCTGAAGAACCATTTGTTCCGTTAGAACCACTAGAACCTGAAGAACCGTTGGTTCCGTTAGAACCTGATGTACCATGTGTTCCTGGATTTCCTTGATTACCCTGAGCTCCGGCCTCCCCATCACTACCTGATGTTCCAGAAGTTCCACTTGTTCCAGAAATACCTGATGAACCTGATGAACCATTTGTTCCATTATTTCCCGTGTCACCTTTTGTTCCACTTGAACCACTTGTTCCGCTAGACCCTATTCCTGATGTTCCAGATGTACCATTACTTCCATCACTAAATCCAGTTAAAAATAATTCTCTTTTAATTCTAGACGTTACCGTTTGACCGGAATTATTTACAATTAACCATGAACCTGATATGTCTCCCTCAAATAAGGGTAATTCACTAATTGGTATATCTGTTCCTGCCATAACTATTGATTAACTAATAAATATATTAGTTTTTGGTTCTAATCGACATTTATGTAATTATTATTTTCAGTTTTAATAGGATTGAGGTCTTCAGTATTAATTCTCATATAACTCGCAGCACTTTCACCACAATTAACAACCTTAACAACTTGATTTGTTAGATACGGTGATTCAAAAACTATTCTAATTGTTTTCTCTTCAGCAACATCAAATGATTTTGTTACACTACCATTAATTCCAATTGGTGATGTGGTTTCGTCTCCCCAATGTACCGTAAATGATGACCCCGATATTGATAAATCTTGTCCGTCAATTATTATATATTCAGACAATTCGTTCTTAATTTGTTGGGGGTATTCAGATGTCAAATTTCTAACACCTGTTACATTCGTTGTTCCGTCTGGATTTGTATCATTAGCTAAAATGATATTAACTAATTGATACGTTGTTGTATTGTTAATTGTTATTGTGCTACCAGTTTCAGTACAAACACTTTCATATGCGAAGTTTGCACTAATTTTATTATGTCCAATATTTTTATCAAACTCAACCATATCTCCCATTTCATCGGCCGTTGCTTCTAAAAATAATGGTAGTTGGAAATCGTCATAAACTTGACTATTAATATGTGTTTCTATTTCTTGTTCTGTCGTACCAGTACCAATAATTAAATTCCATGTGTCTCCTGTTGTTGGTGTATTCCATTTATAATATCCACTTGTTACGGTACCACCTGTTACATTAAAAACTAAAAAACCTGTGTCGGGTGTAAATCCGGTAGCTAAAAAGTCGGTCGCTCCCGTCCATGAAATCGGCGTATCATTAGAATCATACCATGTCTTTCCCGTTAATGAAACTAATTTCACTTCAGGTATTTTTTTTCTTCTAATGGTATGGTTAATTCTTTTCATAAAACTTTATCGGGGTATTTGTTATTCCTGATTTTGTCCCTCTACTAATTCCGTTATATTTGTAAACTTGGTATGAATAATCTCTTTTATCAATATCAACTTGGTAGTACATATCATTTTGTTCAGTAATAGTGTGACTCGTACTATAACTATCATTTGTAAAATCTAAAATTGTACCTTCTTTTGCGTTATAAAACTTTGCTGTCATAAAAAAGGTGTTACTTGTCGTTGTACCACTTAAATTTGTTTCAGTTAAAACACTCTCATCTTGGAACCAAAAGAAATACATATTTTCTTTGTTACTATAATTTGATCCTCTAAAAACAGGTAAATGTATATAACCATTAAGTGAATTATAAAACATTTTTTCACCTAACGGTAACGACAAATTTTTTGCAAATATTAATTTTCTATTTTGTCTTGTTGGTGGTTCACATGTTAATACATTACCTGAGACGGTTCCTGGTGTTTTAAAAAATTCCAATCTAAAAAAACTTTCGGTGGCCTGTTTCAACATACTTTCATTTTCTTGTGAACTTATACCTTGTGGGGTATAATCTTGAGTATATGTTCCATCACTTAAAAAATAAAAATAAAACCAAATATCGGTTTGCGCTACACCATCAGATAAATATGGTTTATGGATATATCTAACCGTTTCGTAATTCTCAATTGGATTAATAATATCACTTAACACTTCGGTTTCAAATTCTTTCAAATTTTCTTCCCAACCGAGATTTGTTTGAAAATCAGTTTCAGTATTTAATAATATATTTAAATCAGTATCTTTTCTTAATATTTTCATGTTAACAATCTGAATTACTATTTTTATTATTTATATCCATGAAACTCGTTATTCCATTTGATTTATTTTTATAATATCTTTCATTTCTTAAATAGAAATTAATGTTTGCTTTAACATAATGATTACCATTCATAAAAGGAAAATCTGTTCCGAATCCATCGGAATCAACGTAACCGTGATCATATATATCTCTCCATCTCCAAACTTTATCATATGGGTCATACTTTGCATTTTCAGGTAAATTGAAAATATCATTAGTATTTGCAGTTTCGGTATATGGTGATAATTCCCTTAATTTAATTCTATAATGTGGTTGATATATTAATCCTTCTAAATTTGTTGATGACGCATATGTTGAACCCGATGTTTGTCCGTGATTAAATATTGTTATTGGATTTGTGATTTTATGAAATGATTCACTTACAATTCTCTCAGTCATTTCTTTTGGGTTATATTCAACAAAGGCACCATTTAATATTGAACCTATTGGTAATGTTTGTCCACTTAAAAATGTAAATCCAGTGTATCCAGGTAAATTTGTGTTTCCAGTAAATGACGTACTCGTTAATCCAATTTCGTTTGATGTGGTTCCACTAAAATGTTCATCAATCCATGTATCGTGAAAATGAAATTTATATCCAACCTTTGGTGGATAATTAAAATATCCATTTCCATTTCTAAAAATTGCAGTAACAAAAACATTTGTTGGACTAAATCCTAAATTATTTGTTAATCCACTTAATTTTAATGGTTCCTTAAAATCATATAAAACAGATTCCATTCTATTTCTTTCAACTATAACATCATTTGTACCTACACTATTTTCAAATAGTATTTTTTTCTCGTCTTCAAACACTGGACTTTCAAATCCAAGTGAATCCATTATATATCCACCTTCATTAGTTAATGTTTTATGTTTGTGAACATAATATTTGGAAGTTGAAGCAACAATGTTATTAAAATCTTTACATCTTTTACCTAACATAATTGTACTGAATGTTGTTCCCGTTTTTATTTGTGACTTTATAATATTAATGACATATTTTTTAGAATCAAACGTTTCATTACCAACTGAATTGATATAAAAGGTTCTACCTGTTAATGTTAATCCTGTTAATGTACTACCAGATAGAACCACATGTTCACCTTCGCTCATTCCATGTTCAACTGGTGATGTTAATTCATAATATGTGGTATAATCCACGACTCTAAATGGAATACCATCTTTAGCGGTGAAACTAACTTTAGTTCCGCCTGTTAGCGTATAGTCCATTTTAAATTCACTATCACCACTATAAACATAACTTAAATATAAATTCCAGTTTTGGTATGGTGCCGATATTGGTGTTACGGTTGTGTGTGCTGTTGATCCTGATTTTACTATGTTTGGTGTAAAGGTACCTAATGTATTTCCCGTTACCGGTAAATTAACTTCTCTATAAACGTCTCTTCTTAAAAATGCAAATTCGTCATATGGTAAATAACCATCAAAAACAGTACTATCTTGTATGTTACTACCGTCACCCGTTAAATATAATCTTTGTTTTAAATAAGAATAAGGTGTCGATCCAGAATATAAATTACGAAAAACCATTTTTAACTTTCCATATATCTTATAATTTATACTTTCATTACGTTCTTTATAATATTGTTCATCTATATCTAATATTATGTCCCTTTCACCTATTCGCATAAGTGTATCACTATTGTCAAGATTTAGTTTTAATTCTAATTCTTGGTCATCCGCCTTTGCGAATTTTTTACTTGGTAATATGATTTGTTTCTTTTCCATTATTCAGCTGACGGGAATGCTCCCTTTGGACCAAATAGGTCAATAAATTTATCCATACCTGTTTTACCCGCATTTAATCCAAAGTAAAATTGGAATGGGGTTGAAAGTATTTGTTTATTTCCACTATAATAATCTTGTGTTCTTTTAATTGTAAATGTCGTGTTAGTCCAATTTGTAGATTGCCAAGTGCCAGCATCACCATATCTTGTATATAATGTTCCTGATGTTGGGTTTGTTTCCGAATTAGCAAATAAATAAGTAAATCCAGGATATTGTGTGTCATAACTTGTATGGTCGTCAACATCTGAAATCACATCAAATTCTATAGTTGTTCCTGATATTTCACTATTTCCCGTTATAGTTAAACCGCTAAATGTATATGTCATCGGTAATAAAAGATATTGGTCTGATGGGTCATTAGGTGATTCCGTATATCTATATCCATATGTCATACCTTGTAAAGGTTGTGATTGTACTCCACTATAATCCCATGATTGATTATTTTTATTTGTTCCATAATCACCAAATCCATTTCCTTTTTTATCCCATAAATAAAATGGGACATTTTGTGACGATTCAGTTAATCTACCAGGCTCATTTAAACAAGATCTAATTCTTTGTCCATCTTCTGATAATTCCAATGTAAGAGGTAATGGTCCGTAAATTGATGTTCCTCCTTTAAAAACTTGTGGATATTCTTCCGGATCTAAAACATTAAATTGGTATCCGAGATATTGTGGATTTTGTAAATCAAATTCTTCAATTCCAGTTTCATTATTTATAGATAATAGTTGTAAAATATCACCATCTAAAACATTTGATATTCCTACTCCACTTGAAAATCCTTTATTATCAAAAAACATATTTAAATTGCCGTTAGCATTTGCAACATCCATTCTATAGTTAATTGCTAACCCTAATAATTCACCTAAATCTTGATATGATGTCGCACCGATTGAACGTGATACTGAACAGTTTGGGTCTAATTTTGGATCAATACAAATTTCTTTAATAAATTCATCTCTTGGACCTAAATCAACAAATGTTGTTGGTTTTTTTATATTATCTACACTAAACGATAACCCATTTGATGTTGGGGCCGAACAATAATATAGTCTTTTTTGTCCGACCACTAGACGTGCAATGTCTCTACAATAATTTGCGGTATTTTGATTATTACGATTAATTGCCGTTATTACTCTTTTAGCTTTGAATTGAGTGAAATACAATGAGCCGGATAACCAATTATCGATAAATGCGTAATTCACAATTCCACCACAAAACATCTTTCCAACTCTTTTTCTTCTATAATATTCGTTTATTATTTTAATCAATCTAGACAATGTGTGAGTACCTGGTACTATATAAAAAATACCATTCATAAATTCGCTTCTATGGCTGGCCGGAATTGGTAGTCTACTAAAAACTTCACTTTCAATATCTCTTATATTTTTATTTGAACTATAATTAGGAAATGGTATATGGGTCATAGAATCACCACCCGCCAATAATGTCGCAACTACTTTATCACCGGTGGATGGACTTGGTTTATACGTTCTTCCTCCAATACCATTATCAACATAAACACCCGTTATTATCGCATCATTATATACTGTGTCGTACAATGCACATCCCTCTTCCGCAACAATACTTACATCTTGTGCACATTCAGTACATTCTGGAAAATTTATTAATGATAATTTTGTTGTGTTATCTATTTGCATATTACTTACAAATCTTCTTAAATCTCTACCCGCACCTTTAGTTACACCAATATCAATTAATAATTCCGCAAATGGACCTAAAATATCTTTTACTAAAATATTTAACGTTGTTAGAATAATAAGTTTTAATACATAATCTAATAATAAAAGAAAATCTGCAATTAATAATGTAAATGTATAATTCTTAAATCCAAAATTTGATGGTGGTGTTAGTTTATCTCCACAATCCTCTTCCTCTGATGGATGTAATTCATTTATGTTTGCAAAATTTCCACCAACTTGGTAATTACTATGAAACGATGAAACAGTATAAACTTTATTATAATTAAATCTATAAAAATAATCTCTTGGATAATATTCTCCCATTTCACTATATAAAATACCGTAATTAGAATTAGTGCTAACGGCATTTGTTGGATATCCACTCCATTGTGTACCGAAATAATATGACGCATCTATCTCACTTTCAGATGAATTAAATTCTCTAATATTTGGAATTAGGTAGTCAGCGTTAGCTCTTGCTCTACTTAAATCATTATCGTTCATACCGATTCTAAAACGATAACACGCGGAAGTTGGTACACCTTTATTTGGATCATTAGTAATTTCATTTTCACCAAACTCATTTGTATAAACATAATCCATATTCATTTCAATTGGAAACACAAAACCTCCGTCGTCGGGTATATCTTCTTCTAAATTAACCTCTTCTAATATTGGTGCCGTAATTGATGTTCCGGATATTATTATGGTCTCTTTTTTTGGTGTAAATCTAATTGCTTCAATCTTACCAGATTTGGCAACCAAATCACATTTTCTACCCATTTTCTTTTTGGGTCTACAGTTTTTATTAACTGCACTTTTACCGTTATCACCGTATATTCCACCAATAATAAATGCTGTTGGTGTTATATTAATTCCTTTCTCTGATAAATCAAAATCAGTTCTTGTTAAACCAATTTCACAAAAATCATCATTACCCCAAAAAGGATAAACTTCAATTGTTTTATCAAATGAAACAATTTGTGGTAACGTACTTAAATCTTCAGATGATTTAAATGTGTATTTGTTTTTAAATTTATCCACTCCATCACCTTGTCTCATGAAATCGTAAGGTCTTAAAGAGAAACAACCAATATCGGACAAATCAACATCAACGTGAATTGTTTGTTGTCCTAATGGAACTCCCCAAATCATAAAATCACCAGAACTATTTGTTTTAACTGTATACGAATAATAAGTTTCATACACCTCTAAAACTTCTTCTCTTGTTAAAATATCTTCTTGGTCAAAGAATGTACCGGTGGGTTCATGTCCGCCATGTTGTTTTCTTGATGGTAACAAATTGTATCTATAATTGTTACTATCTTTGCCCCCGATTTCAGTATAGGGATATAATGCAGATATAACTGGGTCATTTGAATGAATTTCTAATTGTGGAATAAATAACGATACTCTGGCATTTGGTACGCCCAAACCATTATTAACTGAAATACGACCACACACAACCCCATAATCCGAACACATAGATGAATAAACATCCTTTTGAGTGAATCTTAACGATAGAACTTCCAAAAAATCAAAATCTTGTTTTAATTCAAGATTGACTATTTGGTCCTTCCCAATGTTTGTGGATATTCTATGCTTCTGTATCATTCTTTTAATAAATAGAAAAAAGGAGATTTTCTACTATTATAAACAAAAAACATTTTAATATGTAGTCGTTCCTAATGTTTTGGTTCTAACTCTAATATCAGTATTAGGGAACCTTATTTGGAATATTTGATTAGACTTCATAAAAATGGTCATATCTGACTGTAATATTTCCTTAGTTAATGTGTCTTTGTATGCCATTGCGGTTTCTGATGAAGAATATAACCCACCAATCTTATTATACGCCCTGATATCAATTACATTCACTACTCCAGGTATTTGACCAATATGTCTAATTAAATCTCCAATGAATAATGGGTCACCCATTTTTCTTTTAGAAATGTCAAAGAAATCTGTTGTATCGTTAATTGCTGTTTTAACGACATCTGTTGGGTTTTCATTTTTGTCGATGACAATATCCATTTCCAATGATAAGTCAATAACTTCCCCACTTGCAATGTCAATATAATCATTTATCATTCTATATTCAGAAAGATATTCTATAATATTACTTTTTAATGTATTTGAAACTGTGTCAGATAAATTACCATTATCGTCATAGGATAAAATTTTAATTTTTACCTTATTGTCTTCTTCAACGACGTTCACTTTTGCTGGTGCTCCAAATGTTGCTGGCATCACCTCAATTATTGATTTATAGTCATTTAAAGTAACCGCTCTATTTTGTGCAGCAAAATTATAAGAAATCATGTTTCTCAATTCTTCAATCGTTGGTTGATCTGCCCCACCGACAGCTGGAGTTACATTTGTAACCCTCATAGATTGTGTCACTTGTGTGTTAATGGTAGATTGAGGTCCGTTGATATCTAATTCCACATTATCAATACTCGTGATAACATTCACACCTAAATTGGAATCTTTTCCTCCACCAACTCTGTATTTTATGAATAAGGTTGTACTTGATTTTGGTATTGCCCCCAATGACATATTATTAAGATAGGTTGAAAGATTAACTTTCATTGTACCATTCATATAACTATCTAAATTGTCTAATGGATCAACATTACCCGAACCAAATGTAACTGAAAAATATCCTTCTGGTGTATATTCAGTTATAAATTTATTTGTAACAATTTTATTAGTTCCAGCCTTAAAATTATTTTTATCTGATACTGCGGTCGGGTCCGGTACAAAAACTTTATCCTGTACCAAACTTTTAACTTCATACCATTTGTTTGTTAAATCACTAAATTCATTTGAAGTAGGATTAGTACCAAAGTTAGTACCATCTTTATGTATAATACTACTAACACCTAACACATCTTGTTCGGGTAAATACAATTTTAAAAATGGCTTTTGGTCTAATGATGTGATTACTCTCCTATATATTCTTGTAACCCCATTAACTACCGCTTCTCTTTTTGTAATTGTATATGACACCAATGAATTATTTGCATTGAAATTTGGTATTTTTAATCTATTTGGTTCACCCTTACTATTAAATGGGTCTGAAAAATCTACATCCTCTACGGTTTCAAAAATTTGTCCTCCTCCTGATACTTGTGTTCCTGATCTCATAATTCCCAAATATCTATCATCTTCTTTATCACCTCTAACTGGTACATTTATTGAGAAATCACATAACGCAACTGAAGGTCTTTTGCATGGTATTTTCATACCATAAGTTTTTGCAATATGAAATAATGATTGTCTTTGTTGAGCAAAATCTAACATTGTTTCTTGCCAAACTCTATCTATATGGAAGTGTAAGTTATCTGCTACCGCAGCATTTAAATCCAATAATACTGAAAATATTGATGCGTCGTTGGTATTTTTAACCAAGTCAGGATAATATTGTGTTGTTAGATTTACTAACTCTTCTCTTAAACCTGCAAAATCTCTTGTTGCGTATGATATTTTTTTACTCATCTTAAATGTTTAGTATTATAAAATCCGAAGACGTAAAAGCTCCGTTATTTACTGTATATTCAATTTTAACTACAGCCGTATGTGGTTTTTCAGAATCGCTTGAAACTCTAAAAAGTCTATTATCTTCATTTTCTTGTAGTGAATTAATTTGGTCTGGATCATCTTCCGCTGATACAACTACTATTGAGGTTAAATCCAAATTAGGAATATATTTTTTTACAGAATCTCGAATTTCACTTTCAATTAAACCGAATGTAACCGCATCGTTTTGGTCAAAGATGTATTGATATAATCTAGTACCAAAATCAGGTAAAAAATATCTACTACCCTTCTTTGTCAATAGGAGGTGTATTAAATCCGCTCTAATCTCTCTTTCGGGAGTACCAGTCATCTTTAAAAACTTTCCTTCTAAACTATCCCTAAATGGGAAATCTATTCCGTAGGTTGCTGCCATATTCAATAAATATAAACAATACGAAAATGGTTATGTATCTTCTTTTATTTTTGTATTCCCTTTTTGATGTGGAGGTAAGTAAGGACATCCTGAACATCCATTACCACAACAGTACCCTCTCTTTAATAAAAAAAGAGAAGTCAGAACCATAAGTCCTGACTTCCCATCTATGTAATAATCTACCCCTTCTACCATTAGATACTTGTAATTTCACAACTTCCACCAGAACATGCTTGAGCCGCAAAGTCACTAATATCTTTATATTGAGGTCTGTCTAAAATTTCACCAAAATTAACTTCTTTAAATTGACGAGTGATGGTTTCCCACTTATAAAATAAATGGACGTCTTTTAAACAATAAACCATTTTCTTCATATCACCTTTAAAGTAATTCTTTGCAAATTTCTTCGCTCTTGATAACCAATATTCTTTTAATAAAACTTGTTCTCTTGTTCCTGTTAAAGTTATACTTCTATCCAATAAAGTATCACAAGCTAACCATAAGTTTTGATTAAAGTAATGTAAACCATCAATGATTAAACCTGACGCTAAAATTGAACCTTTACCATATTGTTCAATAATATCTTCTAAATTCAATACTGAAGTGAATGGTGCTTGGTTAAAATCTTTATCTCCGTAATCAGACATAAAACTTACAGCAGTAAAGAAATCTCTTTCTTCCCAAATGTAATCAACAATCGCATCTTTGTCATCAATAATGACGGTACAAGATGTATTATGATTAACTCCTTTGTAAGCACATAATTCATGATTAGTTCCGGCATTTACCCAATGTTGTTGAACTAATTTAATTAATTCAAGATGTTTAATTCCTTTCATGTCCTTTTTGAATAAACCAACTTTTGGGTTTTCAACAGGAACAAAAACAACGTAATCACTTTTAGTTGATGACCATACACTCTCTTCCAATAAGAATCCCATATTGTCAACTAACCATTTTGCGGTGTTACTTTCTTTATTCAATTGCATAATACGGAAATACTTTTCAGAATGTTCAGGGTGAATACCTGAAGCGGTTCCTAATACAACTGATGCGTTACCTGAAGGTTTAACACAAGTAGTTCTTGCAGCTTGGTTAATACCAATAACCGCAGCAACTTCTTTATTTGTGTCTTTTACCATTTGAGCACCTTCTTCTAATAATTCTGCATTGAATAATTTTGGATTGTTCATCCAACCTGTAATACTAACACCTAATAAAGCCTCCCTTTCAAAAATCTTTCTACTTGTTTCACCTAAGTAAGGGAAACTTGTATATCCTGCTTGTAGTGTACCTAAGATAGACGCATCTTTACAAGCCTTTAAAAATTTATCTTTTGTAGTTGCCTTCTCCGCATTAATTTCAGTTAAGTTACAACCTTGAATACCAAATTTTTCTTTATTGTTTTTAACATATTCTTCAACATCATCATATTTGATTTTAGAAAAATCTACAGTATCTAATACAGGTATTTTTAAAATTTCAAAACATGGGTTGAACATATCAAACCAACTATTTGCAAATACGAATCCAATATCGTTAGCACCATCATTAAGTTGTACCAAGTAATTAAATTGTTCTTTTTGAACTTCACTTCTTAATAACAAAACTGAGTTATTACTACGACCTCTTTGTGGATTTTCATTTCTCCAATTCCCTGTTTTAGCGTGAATCATTTCAGTATCGTTAGGGTCAACAATCATATTCAACGCTGAACGTCTAACACCACCTGATAATACAGCATCTGCCGAATGACAAATAATATCAAACGCTAAAATTGGTCTGATTTTATTTCCTTCATTAGTTAACCACTTTTCAATTAACGCTTCTATCTTTTCTAAAGATTGTTTTAATCCTTCGGGGCCAGGTGCTTTAAAACCACCACTAATGAATGCTCCTTTTTCTCTGATTTGTGAATAATCAAATTTTACTTCATATCCAGCAAATTCAGGGAAAGGTTGTTCATCAACAAAATATGATGACATAATAACTCCCAATGAGTTTGCCCATCCTTCAATACTATCTTCAATTACATATGTTTTAGTACCTAAAGTTCTTTTTTGAATTTTACTTAAATTATTAACAAATGGAATTGATAGTCCTCCACCGAAACCACAACCAGATAATGC